AATCAATAGAGATAGCCAAGATACTCGAGATAAGATGTCCAACAAGAAAGCATTTCTTAAATTCAAATATGCCAAACGAACAGGGTCTCCAGGACATTACATTTATTGGTACAAGAATCCAAAGACTGGGAAATTAACAGCAGGTGATAAACAGGAAAGAGATAATTCTCCTTTTAAAGAGGGGGAAAAAGAATATCAAGGGGAAAATGGAAAGAATAACTTATCTCATGAGAGGTTTGATTTATCTAAAGCAAAATTATTAAGTGATAATGGATATGGTAGAACAGTTTATGAATTGCCAGATGGAAAAGTTATAAAAATTGCAAGAAATCTTAATGGTCTCCAACAAAATGACTTGGAAGGAAATAAAGAAAACAAACTTCTCCCAAAATTATATGAAAGAGGGAAAGATTATGTGATTGTAGAAAATGTTAAAAGAGATGATGCAAAATCAAAAGAATTATTAAAACCATTAAATAAATTTGGGATGTCAGATTTTGATAGAGATAAACCTCAAGAATTAAAAGATGAATTTAATAAATTAGATAAAAAATATCCAGGAGTTGGATTTAAAGAAGCGTTAAAATATAATATATGGTCAGAAGATTTCCTTAATCCTGAAAATTGGGGTTGGAAAGATGGAAGACCTTATCATATTGATGCGGGAACATTTGATGTGACTCTTCTTGGTCAAGATGAAGACGATTTGGAACCAAAATATGGTGATAAATGGAAAGAGATAGTGAGGGAAAGAAAAAAAGGGAAAAAAGAAGGAGATAAGGTTATAACTGGAGAAGATGAAACAAAAGCCCAAACAACAAACTCCCCACTAACTCTAGGACCAAACGAAGAAATGGACTCAGAAAAGAAACTTAAAAAACAAATAACTGACTTATTAAAAATCAACAAAGAAAAGATATTCGAACTTTTAGAACAACAAGGCAAGCCAGAACAGTTACTACAAATTAAGAGTATAGATGATTTGCCGGGAATAATTAAAAAGATATTCGAAGTTTTTTCATTTAAGAAAATAGTCGACGAAGTTATAAGTTTCCAGTTTAATTTTGGTTGGGATAAATCAGAAAAGCAAATCGACAAGAATATCCCAATGAACAACAAAGCTTTAGAATTTTTACAGAATCATACGTTTGACAATATTAAAGACATGACCGAAGAGATATCAAATGATTTGAAAGCAGAGTTAAGCAGAGGAATAATAAACGGTGAGGGAATCGCGAAGCTAAAAAAGAGAGTGACCAAAGTGTTTGATGTCGGAGATAATCGAGCTGAGATGATTTCTAGAACTGAGGTAAACCGGGCAGAAAACAATGGAAAGTTATTGGCAATGAAAGCATCCGGATTAGACATGAATAAGCAATGGATAACTCATAAAGATGATAGAACTTCAGCAATTTGTAATAGGTTGGATAGACAGGTAGTCGGCTTGGATGAAGATTTTGAAGATAAGGATTGGTCTGGGCAAAGTCCTCCGAGCCATGTAAATTGCAGATCCACAATTATATTTATCGACAAAGAAGAAGATTAATCCTTCTAAATTTTTGAAAATAGGTTTATAACATATTTTGATTTAGACAATCTATGGACCAAGAAGCAAGTTTCACGTTTACAACTCCACTTAATGTTAATATAGTTACTTTGAAGGGTGAAGAACATCTATATGTCGAGGGAGATATTTCTACAACCGACATAGACTTCGTAAGTGATATCATGACAAAGAATTGTCAGGAGAGCATGCAAAGGCAAATTTTAGATCGTAACATGAAATTAGATTTGGAGCATGAAGCATTCAGGGGAGAAACTCATGAGGAAAAAGAGATCAACAAAACAAGAATCCCTGCAGGAAAGATAATCGATGCAACTGTTAAAGATTTAGGAGATAATAGATATTCAACAAGTGTCAAAGCAGAGATCAATAGACACAACCCAAATTATAAATCGATTAGAGGAAACTTAGTGGAGAAATACTTGGACGCTTTCTCGGTAGCATTCTTACCAACCGACATATCGTATGAACAAAGAGAAGGTAAATCTATCAGAATGTTAAATGATGTTATTTTACTAAACGTTGCAATGACAGGCAACCCATGTAATACAAGAGCCCAAATGTCAGAAGTATTCACAAAATCAATGGACGCATTAGAAGAATATAAGAAAAAGAAATTAATAGACCCAAGCGTAGAAGGACAGCTCACCGTAAAGAGCAAATCACATTCATCCGTAAAAGCGGGAGATACAACTAAATATAACACAAAAAATTCTAAGATGACAGAAAAAAACGAAGAAGGAACTGAAGCAGACGAAGGAAACGACGAAAGCGAAGGTTCAGAAACCGTTGAAGCAAAATCAGTTGAAATGTTAAAATCTATTTCATTAGAGTTGAAGTCTATGAACGAAAAGTACGACGCTGTGGCGAAAGATAATGTTTCTATGAAGGAAGCTCAATCAGAAATGAAGAGTGAACTTGCTAAGATTACAGAAGCTTTGAAACAGCCAGTACACAAGTCCATGAACAACAATACTAACGAAGCAGACAAAAAAGCATTAGCTGAAGGCAAATCTGTTGATCCTTTAGAGCTTTGCTAATATGGGAAGAGCATTCACGGGAAGTGTAGCTGAAGATTTCGATTTTCAAGGCGCATATTTCCATTCATTCGCTAATTTACAAGCAAAGACTAAATATTGGGACCCAGTAAGTGGAGTTGATTTGAGGCTTAAAGCTGATTTGAAAGCTACCACTACAACACAAGGTGGAGCCGGAACTGCAGGATATGCAATGATTCCAGTTTATTTATCTCCTTTGCTGATTGATCAGACAAGGAAGAGAACACCATTGGTTGAGTTGATACCTCGAGTTACAAACTTGGGTATGTATGCTGACTGGAACGAAATCACTGAAAAAGGGGCAGCCTTTACTGCATTGGAAGATGGTGCGTTTGGAGAATCTAACGATACAATCGATCGTTTCTCTACGCCAATCAAATTCCTTTATTCAGTTGGAAGAGTTACTGGACCTGCACGAGCAGCGCAACCTGCGTTCGTTCTTGAAGGCTTTCAGGGAACTGGTTCTGGTTTAGGTGGAAGCGCATTCGGAAACGTTGCAGCTTCTAACGCTATGCAATTAAGAGTCTTAACTGCAGCTAGAGCACTAAAGGAATTGGAAGAAAGTTTAATCGTTAATGGTGACGCATCCACAGACGCAACTGAGTTCTCAGGTATCGTAAAGTTACAGGGAACAACAAACGTTGTTGATTTGGACGGAGTAGCACTAACATACGATAGCATTGAAGAAGCGGTACAGAATTCATTTGATGACAGCGGAAACGTTAAGTTAGCAATTGGGTCAAGTTCTGCAGTAAGAGATGTGCGAAAGATTATATTGGATACATTCCGATATTCTCCAAGCGATGTCCCTTCAGGCGTATTGCCATTCGGTGTACCCTCTGCGGTATTACTTCAAACAATGGTAGGACCAGTTCCACTGATTCCATCACAATATTTGAGCAACACTTCAGGCGCAAAACAGATTTACTTCCTTGATACAGATTACATCGAGATGCGTGTACTACAAGATACGACATACGAAGCATTGGGTAAAACCAACGATTCGGATAAGTTCTATTTGAAACAGTACCAGTGTCTAGTGATGAAAAATCCAAGCTTTAACAGTTTTATAGACAATATATTGTAAATATAATTTTATTTTTTATTTTTATTTTAATATTCTCGGCCGGAGAATAAAAAAAACGGCAAGTGCCAGAACAGGCATTCCAACTAAATCACACAGGAGGTAAAAAAAATAGCAGCAATATTAATAGCAGATTGTACAGTAACAAACGACCCTCAAGTAGGGTTCAATGTTTACAAGATAGTTACTCCAGCAACAGCTGATGATGCAGACACTATCGACATAAGTTCACTTGTGAGTATCAGTAAGATAGTCTCGGCTTCATGTTATGGCGCAACTGACGACTGGGAACCAATCCTAGTAATTACAGACGCGACAGGACTACTGATTCCAGGTAGTACTGACAACGAAGCAAGAACAATCTACGTAATGGGTCGTCTTTAATTGCCGTTTTTGAATTAAAATGGTAAGAGACGGAACAGTAAGCGGAGACATGACTGGAGACAGAGTGTACAAAGATAAGATGACTGTTGAGGGAAATTTTAGTCGAAGTCCAGAAAGATACTATCTTGAATGGATGGGTCACAAAGCTGGAGTTAATGGAGACATTGATGCAGTTTATACAACTGAAGTAGCTCGAAATGTGAGTACAGATTTTGAAATACTGGGAGATAACGGAGTAAGTGCATTAAGCACATATTCGGCAACACTCGCAGCAATGACAATGACTACTGATACGGCAGATAACGATCAGATGATTTTATTGCCACATTTGGATAGTGAATATTCACAATGGACCGGAGTTAAATGGGGAACTGAAAACCAGGTGATCTGGGAAGCAGCAATCACCACAGGCTCAACAGTAACATCGAGTTTGCTTTGGGCAGGTTTGAAATTAACAAACACCCCAACAATAGCAACTGACGATAACCAGGTGTTTTTTAGGTATAGTACAGATGACTCGGACGCAGGATGGGTAGTTGAAAGCTCAATCGCAGGAACAGACACAGCGAAAGCAAGTGGAGTGACATGCGCGGCAGATACAGCTTATAGATTTAGAATTGAAATTGACTCGGATAGAAAAGCACATTGTTATATCAATGATGAACTCGTTGAAGTAACAACAGCTTTAACAGATGATATCGATTTAATTCCATACATAGGTTTACAGAATTTGTCTGCAGCGGCAAGAGCGGTTAACGTACATTACGAAAAAATTTCTAGAGTGTTATTCGAATAAAATGGCAAAAGATAAATTAATCGGACAACAAAAGGAAGTAGAAGTAGCAGAAGTCAAACCAGCTGAACCAAAAGCGTTACAATTTAAGAATGTCGGAAAGGGCATGAAGATTAAATTAGTAGACGGAAGAAAGTTCACATGGCTCACAGTTAAGACTGGAGAAATAGTATCAGTTACAAGGAAGATCGCTAACAAAAACAGACTCGTCGAAGTTAAGTAAACAATTTATTTTTTATTTTTATTTATTTTTCTTGTTTTCAAAAAACAAGAGGTCGCAGGACCTAAATCTAACTAAATGGAGAAACAAAAATGTCAAAAATAACAAAGTACAAAATATCAGCGACAATAGCAGCAGGAGCGACTACAGCCTCAGCTTATAGTGTATCTATAAGAGGTAAAGTCATTGCGGTTGGAGTCGACTATCCGGCACACACTTGTACTGTTGACCTAGATTCGGATGGAGAAGCAAACGCACAAAAAATCCTAAATCTAGCAGCAGCGAGCACAGACAAGACGTATTATCCTAGAACACCAGTGTGCACAAATACTGGAGCAGAAACGGTTCTATCATATACAGCATTGAAAGTGTACGAACCATTCGTGGTTTACGGAAGAGTAAAATTGTCGTTAGCATCCGGAACAGCCGGAGATACGGTATCAGTGTACTTAATGGTCGAGGAATAAAACAGTGCTTTTTTAAATAAGGCATTCTTAATAATAACATGGTGAATAAAGGATACAAACATAGCGAAGAAACTAAGAAAAAAATTAGTGAATCTATGAGTGGTGATAACAATCCTTCAAAAAGATTAGATGTAAGGAAAAAACTAAGTTTAGTCAATAAGGGAAAAATAACGTGGATGAAAGGAAAACAGCACACAGACGAATCTAAGACAAAAATGAGTAATGCAAAAAAAGGTATCTCTCTTTCTGAAGAACATAAATTAAAAATAAGTAATTCACACAAAGGAAATCATTATCCTAATATAAGCAAGGCTAAAATCAAACAATATGAAAATAAAGAAAATCATCCAAATTGGAGAGGCGGTTTGAGCTCAGTAAATAATTTTTTACGAAACAAAGCAAGGATAAAGATTTGGAGAGAAGCAGTCTTTTTAAGAGATAATTTTATATGTCAGAATAAAGATTGTAAATTTTGTAATAATAAAAGTGGAATTTATTTACAAGCACATCACATAAAGCCATTATCTATATATCCAGAGGTTAGATTTGATGTTAAAAATGGGATTACTTATTGCAAAGATTTTCATATAAAGGGCGGATTGCATGTAGGAATTTTAAGGAGGAAAAAATGACTTTATTTTTAAATAATGGTGGGCCAGTTAAGATTCGAATAGGAGAACCAAGCAATTGCTACTGGGCCACAATAGGAAAAGGAGAAGTCGTAGACTTATCAGCAGAGATGGGATTAAGTTATGGATTCTCCATTAAAACTACCGAAGGTCAAATCGGGAATAAGAAAGTAGAGACGAAACAGATTTCGGTACCACAAAAATCAGTACAAAACGACTTCTTCAAAGAATTATGTTCAATTAGAGGCATCGGTAAAAAAACGGCCGATGATATCACAAAGATATTCCCTGATAGAGAAGAACTAATTAAAAAAATCAGGCTTAATTCCAATAAAAACGCACTTCCATTCAGGGAAGATGCTTGTGTAGCACTTATAAAGAGGTATAAATATGGCTCCTAAAACACTAAACGATCACGGCTGCGAATTTGGAAGAATGATAAAAAAAGATATGGATTTTTTGGTTAAGAAAATCGATATAATTGGATCACGTTTTGACGACACGGACAAAAATATAACACAATTATTCAATCATCAATCTGGCAGACTTCCAACTTGGGCGACTGTTACGATTGCAATCTTAACAGCAATAATTGGTGGGCTTATAGGGGTGGCCTTTAGATAATGGCAACTGGAGATGGTGACTTCGCAACTGTAGCAGAAGTTAGAAGAATCTGCGGAATAGCATCAACCGAAATAAGCGACACGGATGTTGGATACATGATAGTAGACGCAGAGGCAAAGATACCAAGATTTTTTAATACATTTTTCAAACCAACCGAAGTTATAGAGATTAACGATGGGGATGGTACAAATAGACACCATTTAAGTAAAAACCCCGTGTTGAGCGTCAGAGAGCTTAAAATAGACGGAACAGCAGAGGACGTGGATAATTTAGAGATCCAGAAGGCGTCTGGTTATATTTTTTTAGGATCCGGAGCAGATACCCCAACTTTCATAGAAAAACGTAATGCTGTTGTGGTAAAATATATACACGGAAGTGTTGTAATTTCTCAGACAGTCAAAACAACGTCCTCAGCGGCCGAAGTGGCCGGAACTGCAGTCTCAGTTGCAGTTGCAAGTTCTACTGGATTCGCTGAAGATGATTGGGTTGAAATTTTTGGCATGGATGGATTAAGAGAAGTAGCACAAATAAGCTCAGTTACTGATTCAACTAACATAGTCCTTGATCAACTCGTACTATCACATGAATCCGGGAGTACGATCGTCAAATTAGAGATAGAACACACATTTATAGAATTAATGAATATAGTTTGTGGAATTGCATTGGTTGCCAGGATTATTGGACAATCTTATACAGATACTGTTGGT